CAACGGTCACACTGTGTGATTTTTGGATTTTTTGAGACCCGCTTTTTGTAATTGCTTCATCCTCAACGCTTTGCGATTCCTCACTTTTTGAAAATTTCGGTGGTGGTAAATCCTTCATCCTGAACGAGATAAACTCTGGAATCCACTGTTGATGGAACCGTTCGTTGCCGATAATGTCGAACTTGTCGCGCTCGTAATCTTCGAGCGTCATCTCAAAACATGGCCCGCCTTTTTCTGGGCGACAGGTGGCTTGCCCGTAGAGTTTGCCGCTTTTCCCGCACACCGGATAGAGCTGCGGACCAGTACCGACATTCCGGTTAATCAAGAGAACCATTGGGCCAGCATCAGTCGAGACTTCCATATCAGATTTCCAACTCAAAATTGAACCGTGCTCGTTCATAACAAAAGGAGAGCGCGCTGTAAAGCGCGCCCTCCCCGTTTTATGCCTTCCACCCGCTACGAGGGCTCAATCATGGTAGCGCCAATGTCGAGGGGTTTAAGCCTGTCAGTTGGCGAGATACCGTGTTGCCCGTACCAGATTTGACCGGTGTAATCCGAAGCGAACTTCCGGTTCGCCTCGGGCACTGTCAATGACTCGCGCGATGCGTCGTATTGAACAAAGACGAGATTGGTCGGATCACCCGTCGGCGTCTTTGCGTCGAGCACCATCACGGTAACTGCGTTGCCGTTAGGATTAAGCAGATTCAAGATCGGCTTAGTCAGATCGGGTGGTTCCCAATCTTCCTCCTTGATAATCGGAGCTGGCGGGCCGCTCGTAAAATTGAGCGGCGGTTCAACCGGCTGTGGCGGACCTTCGTCGGTAGTTCCCCCCGGGTCTGGCTTTCGGCCTTTGTTGATCGCCTTGATGATGTCGCCCTTGGTGGTCGCACCATGCAAGTTGATCTCCTCCTCCGAGGCAATGTCCCGCAGTTCATCGACTGTGAGGTCGTTAAGATTTTCTGTTGCTGTAGCTGCCATAATAGTTTCCTCCTTCCTTGGTCTCCAAATTAGACAGTCGGAAACCCGTCTGCCGGATACGCGCTTTCGATCACAACGAAGTTGGGGAATTTCCCGTCCGTTCGCTGTGTCGGAGTCGATCCGAAACAGGCTTCCACGCCAATGCCGTGATCCATCCCGTGGTTGCGCTGCTCCTCGGTGCGCGCCGCTTGCGCGTTGCGTCCTTTAAGCGAGCCGTAACCGCAGATGCCAGCCATTTCACCCAGACCCAGCGTGTAACAGAAGGGAACGCCGAAGCTGTTGATTTCGTAGATGAGCGAGCCAGCCGGATGCGAATCCGTCAGGAACGCTGCCGTCCACGGAGCGGTGTTCCACGTAATGTTGCCAAGAGTGGTCACCGCAGCGCCGGAGGCCGCAGCTCGCAAACGGTTTACCATCGTGATCTGGTTGCCGTTGTTCACCTGATAGCTGTAAATGCCGATCTTCCCTGCGGACGCGCCGGTCAGGTTGTAGATCGCCAGATAGCGAACAGTTGTTACGTCAGCCGCAATGGTGTTGCCGTTGGTGTACGTCCAAGGAGCGTTCGAGAATGCCTCGAAGTAGTTGGGCGCAGGGATCAACGCAGCGCCGGTAGAATCACCGCCGCCCGTGATTGCGTAAGCCGTGTTGTCGGCAGGGATCGCCACGCCAAGGAAAGCGCGCGGGATCAAGACCGATCCAACTGGGCCGTAACTGTCGTGGTCTCGCACGTACCAGCGGTAGATACCGTGGCCGTTCCAATCCACGAAGTTGCCTCGGAAGATCGGGTTGCCGTTGCCGCGATTCTCGGCGTACTGCAACGCCTGTAGGTATGCGGTCTCAGTATTGAGCGGCGAGAAACCAAACTGCGTCCCGAAGAACAGGAATTGCTCCACGAAACCGCCAGCCGGATTCTTGATTGTCCCAACGGGTTTACCGCCGAGACCGGATAGAACCAGGCCAGCCTTGGTGATCGTCGGTGTACTCATCACATCGGCGCTCTTTAAGGCATCGCGAGATGACTTGAAGTTAGGCCGGATCAGGTTGATGCCGGAAGTAAACGCGGCCGCGCGCAAGCCCATCATCATGTCCTCGGAGATTTTCCTCCCCAACCGCGCTCGAAGGAGCTTGTTGGACAGGTTATCCCACTGGGAACCGACAACGGTTTCCTCTTGTGCTACGTCCGTGATACCGATGCCAAACCATTGGCGCCCGATCTTGCAGGGGAACGAACCGATCCGCAGCTTTTCTTCGTTGCCGCTTCGGTCTGCTTCACCCTGACTACCGGGGCCACCCAGCCACGCGACGTTAGGAACGTTGATGGTATTACCATCGACCTTCGATAGATCATCGTACTGGATGAACGGTTTGCCGGAGCCTGGGCCACCAATCATTTCATCGCTGAAAACGTTGGCTTGCTGTGCTCCTTGCAGGATTCGCTTCACCCACAGTTCCTCTGCCGCTTTCGCGGTCATCGAAACCATGTTGGCGTAGGTCAACACGTTGACCTTGTTGTAAGCCGCGCCCAGTTGATAACTCAGGAGCGGGTTGACCAACCACACCGCGAAAAACGCGGCGATGCTCTGCGTCACGGCTAACACCGTGAGCGCGGTCAGAAGATGCAGGGCAGCTATGGCCCTGCGTTTTCTCAGTATCATTATTTCTTTCCTCTTGTTGTGTTGGCAGAGGAAAGAGCGAACCGCCAAAGCGACCGTGGCTACCGAACAGCGGCAGCAAGCCCCTGATCGGCTCCGAACGCTGCGTCCAGATCCTCAAGAGTGGCTTCTTCGCTTTGCAGATATTCTACGCTCCTTTTATCCTTTGTTGCCTCTGCGGGTTTCTCAGGCACCGATGTTTTGGCACCGGACACCGGAGTTGCCTTCACCTGTTGAGGCGCGGGCGGCGCAGTCGGCTTGACAGGAGCTTTAGGTTTCGGAGCGATCCCCAGTTCTTTGGCGACAATCTCTGTCACCCGCTCGGGCGCGCTGTCGGCGTATAAAATCGGATGGTCGGGATGCCGAGGATTTTTCATCTCCTCGAACCGTTGCGCGATAGCTTTCCCCAGCTTCGTATTCGCGTCGGCGGCGTCAGGGAACTCGGCAATGGCGCGGTTCTTGGATTGTTCCCGCGCGTCTTGCTGGTGAGCGATAGCTCCCTGCCTCTCGACTTCGATTCCTCTCTGGATAGCCTCGAACTCCAGTTCTGCCCGCGTCAGTTGTCCGGTCTTTCGGGCCAGCTCAACCTGCGCTTTCCGCATGTCTTTGGTGGACAGAATCTCGTCCTCGTCCTCTGGGTCGATCTTCTTTTCCAGTTCGGCAATCTCAGCTTTCAGCGTTTCAATCGAATTTGAAACGTCAGCAATAGGATCAACACTGGGGCGTTGTTCCGTGACCTCGCCGCGAACGCGGCGCTCGGCCTCGGCCCAAGTAATGGGAGTCCCGTTTACCTCGGCGGCTTTGTAAACCGCCGCGATAGCGCGGTCAGTCGGATTCTTGAACCTGAATCGCTCAGGGAGTTCTCCTCTGGGCTCCTCCGGTTCCGGTTCCGGTTTTGGCTCCTCTTTCGGCTCCTCGACCTGCGCGGCGACCGGTTCAGCTTGGGGCTTTTCCGGTTCCGGCGCTGGCTCTGGAGCTGGTGCCTCCTCGGTAGGCGGTTTTGGTGCCTCCTCGGTGGGCTTGGGTGGTTCCTCAGTAATGACCTCACTGTCAGCCGGCCTCGCTGCCGTGATCTTGGCGGCTTGGGTCTGGAGAGCATCCAGATCATCAAGGTTCGCACCTTGAATGTCGGCAAGACTCACGCCTTCGGGCGTCGGCTGTGTTGCAGTATCTGCTTCCGGTGTGGGAGCAGCCGTCGCGGGTTTTTCCTCGGCTTGCGCCTGAGTAGTACCTGTCATGCCGCGGCGCTGTGATCAACAACCGCCGGAGGGTCAAGCTTTTTCTTACGACACGGCCTTGGCTTTCACGTTTCGTGAAGCCCATTTTAGCCGGATCAGTTGCTCATGTCTGTGCGCTGGGGATTGCAGAAGGAAGTTACTCAGACGTTTCCCCATCGCACAGAGTCCTCGCGGTGGTGCATCACAATCTTCGCGGTCCAATGTCTTGATTGGCGTGGTTGGGCGGTGCGGTGCCACGCCTTATACACATACCTAGGGATTCTCTTTATGCAAACTGGGGTGAACTAAGGTATGCGCGTCCTCAGTCCACCCGTTTACGCGAGCATCCTCTTGCGATTCTTCGAGTGTGGGCATCGCAAGGGTAGCCGCCTCGATCACTCTACCAGTACTGGCCTTGCGTTTCCAAATCCAATCGCCTTGCTTGTCTTGGTAGAATACCCATCGCTGGGCCATAACTATTGGCCGTTTTCGGTTCCCTGCTGAACTTCCAGCCCGACACTCGGCATAATGATGGTTCCTTCGGGGAGACCGACCATCAGCGCAAATTCGGAACAGGTCAGTTCGGAGCCGCCCGAGGTTCTACCCTCCTTATCCTTGAAGAAACAACGGAGCTTGGATGCGGTGATTACCAAACGTTCCTCTTGGAGAACCTTGGCGATTTTCTCTTGGCCCCGGGCGATCCTCGCGTTGCGGGCTTTGAGATTTTTCTGACTCGGTGGTGGTTGCTGTGGTACTTGTGGAAGTCGTTTTGTTGGCATTGCGCAGCGTCCTGCACCAATCGAAACAATCTGTCGAGCAAAATACTTGACCGGCCAGCAACGACTGTGCTTCCATCCGCGCAATGGCAAAGAAGAAAAACGATAAACACGTTGATCTGCCGCCACTGCTCACTGTTCTATGGGTAAAAGGGCAATTCGATCAGCTCCGGCGCGATCATGCGATCATTTTGGAGAAACTCGATGACCTGCACAAAGAGCATCTGTTGATTCTCGCGAAACTTGAGCAACCACCGCCCCAGCCCAAACCGCAATTTCGGTTCGACTATTCGGTCGGGCCAGTAGTAAAGAAAAAACCAAAAAGGAGTAGCATGTTAGAAATAACCATCACGAACGAACAGCAAGTTAAAGTCCACCTGACTCCCGTTACGGAGGGCGGAAAACCCGCGCCAATCGACGGAGTGCCAGAGTGGAGCGTTGTCGCCGGAGACTCAACCTTCGTAGCAGCGCCAGACGGTATGAGTGCTGATCTGATCAGCGCAGATGATCCAGGTGACACGCAATTCTTGGTGAAAGCTGACGCCGACATCGGGGAAGGTGTGGAGGAAATTAGCGACATCATCAAATTGAGCGTGGCCGGTGCATCAGCAAAGAACCTTGGCTTGAGTGCTGACGCGCCAGTGCAGAAGCCCACAGCGGCACCAACGAAGCGGTAAGCCACATGGCCGTTAAAACAATCCCCCGCTGGCAGACCGGTTAATGTCTGCCAAACCTCTTTTCCATGACCTTACTTACGATCATCTACTGGGTATTGCTGGTTCTCTGGGGCTTAGGAGTCATCTTTGGCCCCGAATTTCCTTGGTGGCCGCGAGCGAGCTGGGGAATCGTGCTGGTGCTGTTCATCATCATCGGCCTGAAACTCCTCAAGCCAACGTGGTAGCTACATCTCGACGAACCACCAGAATAAGAGCAGGGTAATTATCAGCACCACTACGAGCGCGCCCCACGCAGATTTACTCATCAAGCGGGTTGCAGCTTGTAGGTTTTCTTAGTCCCGTCGAACATATCGACCGTCGCAGCTACTCCCGGCCACAACTCGTAGAAGTAGATCAACCGCCCGTCGCCCGCGTTGTGACTGATCTTCGGGTTGATGTGCTTTGCCAGACAGTACGCGGCCTCGCCCGTTTCATAGTCCGGCCCGATCTCTCCTGTGACCGCTGAGTGGCTGACCATGCTATCCAGTCGAGTCAGCTTCGCTTGGGAACCCATCACGACCGGTGGAACCATCGACCGCACCTGCGGCGGCACGACAATGTAAGGGTCAATGTCCGCGTTGAGGTACTTCGATTTGCCGGGAGGCGTAGTCGATTTGCCGGAGTAATAAGCGGTCTCCGGCTGATAAGTCGGGTCGCCATGCTTCGGTCCCCAGCCATCGTTGCAGATCGACAGATCGCTGACCATGCAGATGTAGTCACCGCTCTTTGTGGCGTAGATCGTTACCGGCCCGATCGTTACCAGCGGCATCAGGTTGTGCGCTTTGATGTACTGCTTTCGGGCTTCTGTCGATGGCATCGTCATGTCCTGCTCCAAAAATACATTGCCCATGAGACAATCGCGCATCCCGTTAGGATGAGTGGAACAATGAGTTGGATATTCATATTCGGGAACCGTTCACCCAGACTTCCACTTCCCCTGTGGTTTTGATTTCCACTTTGGCACCTGGGTTCGGCGGCGGCGTGGGGTTGGGATTGGGTGACTTGCCCGAAATGGTCTTGGCGATGGCCTTGCAGATGTCAGCGAAGTGCATGTCGTAAGCGTCCGCATCGGCCCTGCTGTCAACGAAACAAACCTCGATGAGGATTGCTGGTTCCTCGGTGGCATTAAGGAATTTGAGGTCGCTGCGGTATTTTTCGCCGCGATCTATGAGCGTCGAGGAATAGCCAATCGCTTCGGCCACTTTTGCGGCCAGCTCTTGTTGCGTCTTGTAGAGGCACTCCGTTCCGACCGGATTCTGCGTAGTCACGTTGCAGTTGAAATGCACCGACACATCGAGGTCACGTTCCTGCGCGTTGTGGTAGTTGACGATGGCATTAAGGTTTTCGCTCTGGGTTTTGCTGGTGGTATCGTGGAAAACTTTGACGCCCACACCGCTGTCGCCAAGGATCTGCGCGACTTCATCGACCACTCTTACCGCTTCGTCCACCTCGTCGAGATAACCGCTTGCGCCTCTGACGTACTTGCCGTGTCCGCTGCTGATCACGATTTTCATGGTTTGTTACCGTTGGTGTCTGGGACGGTGTAATCTGGTACTTCCTGTCTGGGATAAGGTTGATACTGCGGATGCGGAATGTCGAGCTTCGTTTGAATCCGGTCTTGTGAGGCGCGGATTTCGTCCATGAAATCGGCAAACACCCTTTGATTATCAAAAACCACCTTCAACTGCTTCGCCGCGATCGTTCTGAATCTGACCAGCTCCTTACTGTTTACTCCTATTTCGGCGCTGTTGGTCGCGATTTCATGGTTGTTGAGTTGGATGCTTTTTTCGTTGGTGCTGATGCCCTTGTTATTGTTCGTGGTTACGACGGTATTCCAGAACAAGCCGCCAACGATGACGAGTTTTACCCAGTTGTCGCCGCTTTTAGCCAGTTCAGCCAGAACACCCGCGACTCCGTTAATCCCGTTCACCTTGGGCTTGGGTTCCTCTGATTTCTTGACCACTCCCAAAGGCGAATGCCGTAACCCTAGGTCAATGCAAGTCTAATCTCGCGCGGATCACTTCGATATGCGGGTCTTTGGGGTTTTCGAGCCGTCGATGCTCCAGTTCCAGAGTGTCCAAAGCGCGGGCTATTTCGCGCCAGACTTGGAATTTTGCGTGGAGGATCGGGAGCGCCGCCGGGGGTGTATCAATCGACTCCAGAGACTCGCGACACTCTTTGAATCCGCGTTGGATAATGGTCTGATAATACCACCCGAAGGAGCTGTTCTGGTGGAGGGTTTCGATGTGGGAGAGTTCGTCTCTTGCTCGTTTGAGGTTCCGTTGCTTGGCTTCTGGGGAATCGTCGGTGACGGCTCCTTCTGCTTTGAATCCTCGGTTGACGGCTCGGACGAACTCGGAGTCGGTGAGTCGTTGCTGGGCTGGGGCTGCTGTGGGTCCATCTTCCATCCCTACTTATTTGCCACCGGCTCCGGCTTTTGGCGAGGGCTTATTCTTCGCGGCCTCGCGAGCCTGTGTCATCCGCTGTTCGTGGGTTTGCCGTGCGGTCTCCATCTTGAGCGCGTGTGTTTGCTGGTCGCTGGCCGCTTTGATCCGCGCGCCTTCCACCTGCGTTCCGGCCTTGATTCGGGCGCTCTCGATGGTCTGGCCCATCTTCTGTTCGTGAACTTGCGCGTTCTGCGCCATCTTCTGTTGGTGTTCCTGTGCGGCCATCTCCATTTTTTGTTGGGCTTGCGCGCCCTGATCGGGTTTGGCCTGTTCCTTGGCCTGTGCTTTGGCGGCTTGAACCTGCGCGTCCTGTTGGAGTTGTTGCTGCACTTCCTCCGGTGATCCCGGCTGGATGCCTTCACGGGTCAACACCTGCACCTGTTCGGAACGCAACAGGTCTGGATACTTGGTCGCGATACTGGTGCGCGGCGGGAGCTGCGCCGCACTTTGCTGTTGCTGCTTCCACGCCGCGACTTCCTCGTCGCTCACTACCCGCAGGAGTTTGTCCGAGTCCTGCACCTCCAGAGCGCGCAACTGCCGCACATACTCTGGCCGGAGAAGATTCTGCTCCTCCGGCGTTAGGGCTTCGTAGTACTCGCGGCAAAGCTGAACCACCATTCGAGCGGTCTCGATTGTCTCGGTGGAACGGCTCCGCGTGAGAAGGAGTCGGGTATGCCGACCCAGCGCGCGTATCTCCTCACGCGACAAAGTTAGAATCGCGGCAGTCTCCTCGTCGTAGAGCGCCTCATTAACGTCCATGTGTTCCAACGCGCAGTCCACGACCTGATCCAAAACCAGCGCAATCGCGTCACCCATCACGCTCTCGGTCTCTTTCATCAGGACGTTGGCGGTTCGCTCGAGACTTTTGATGCCGGTGGCGAGCTTGGTGGTATCCATACCGGCCATATTCCCGTCGTCAGGCCCAATGATGCCTACCTCGGTCGAAGCGGCTTGCAGCATCAACTGGATCAACTCCATCGCGTACTGGTCAATGTCGGTAAGCTGCACTTGGAACAGCGGCGGCGTGTTGGCGGTGAACCGCGGATCGTCAATGTCCAAAACCTGATCGTCACCGAATACGAGCTCCTGACCCGCCTTCCACTGGGCGACCGCGTTGCGGTTGCGGAACCGGACGGAACTGTTTTTCGACGACTTGAAGTTGACCCGATTAAACTGGGTATCGATGTAGAGTTGTTTGTGATCGAGCATCTCGAACACGCCTGTCCCGTACCACCGGTTTGCTACGAACTCGATACCTGGGAGAACTTCAAACGGTCGCTTTTTCAGGTGCGCGCCCAAGTAATCGTACCAGATCGCTGTTTTCTGTCTGCGGTCGAGGATCAGCCAGACTTCCTCCTCGATCCCGTCGTCATCAACGTCCATTCGCATGTAGCAATCCGCGCAGTTCACGATCTTTAACGCCCGCGAAGCGGCTTCCACCTCGCCCGAGACCTCGCCTTTCTCGGTCTTAGCCGCGCGTTGACCTGAGAGATAGGGCTGGTTGACGTAAGGTTCGCTCACCTCAAACATTCCGTAGATCAACTTCAAGCGTTCCCACTGTTCATCGAACAAGTGAACGCAAATATCGGCTTCATGGATCGAAGCAGCGTTAAGCGGGCAAAGGAAATCGCGGTAATCAACGCAGCGCAGATCGACGCCTTCCTGATGAACGAGCGTCTGGTCGAGATCAGGGAAATCATCGTACTCCGGCGTGTAACGGAACGCCACGCTCGGCTCTTTGCGGAGCCGGAACTGGCCTTGAACCATCGGATCAGGCAGAAAATCGTCATTCTCGTAGATGTAATTGCCGCGCGGAGTCAGCACCGGCTCGCCTTGCGGCGTGAACTGATCTCCACGCGGCCCCGTGAGAACGAAAGGCCCAACTGCTACCCGGGCTGGACCACGAAACTTGGTTACGTCGCTGACGTAGGTGGTTTTCATCACCTGTTCGTTACGGATCAATGCCCCTTTGATGCCAGCAGTCAGGGAAGCCCGCACATTGCTCTGCCGAATCTTCATCTGGAGGAACTTTTCGGCGGCTTCGCTGACTGCCGCATCATCATCGCTGATGGCTTCGGGCATGATGGCGAAGAACGGATCGGTTCCGATCAGGTCATCGCGGCTCTTGGCACTCATTAGCCGCGCGTAACGCTTGGAAATGTTGATTGAAAAGTTGGAAAACTCGAAGATACCGCCCAGCGCCGCCCGCCATTCCCACGCATTATCGTACTGGTCTTGGTTGCGCTTCCGAATCCCCATCCAGCGGGTGTCATCCACGCCGCCTGTGCCATCCAGATAGAGACCGGTCTGGCTCGCCAGCTCGTCGATCCGCAGAAGCGCACGTTCAACCATCGCGCTCTCCTGAGTCTTAGTCAGCACAAGGTTGGTTTTGATCTTTTTGATGCGTTCGAGGGGATTGATTTCGGTCGCCAGATCGTTCGGCTCCGTGGCCGGCGCGATGGGATCGCCTGTGAGTTTTGGGATCATAGTTTAGAAGCCGGTAAACATTGTTCGGCCCATTCGCCGCGCGCTGTTAGCACGTTTTCTCGCCATAATGCCAGCTAATTGTTTCTTCTCCTCGGGGCTGGCCTTGGCATAAACCCTTTCGGCATCCTCCAACGGCATCTTGTCGATGCCAGCGGCAAGCGGCCCGATCTGGGCGCGCCGGTAAAGGTACTTAATGTCGCGCGGCTGAATCTTTCCCGCTGAAAGCGCACGTTCAATGTCCGGTGATTGCCCTTTGCGTAGCTTGGCGACAAGTTCGCGCTTCGCTTTTTGCGTTTCAAACTGCTCCGGCTTGATTCCTTCCTCGCTCTTTTGACCCTGCCAAAACTTCTCGACCTGTTGTTCCGCTGGCGTCTGTCCGATGTAGCGCGGCGCTGGGTTGATCCCAGCCAAAGCCATCATCTTGCGAACCGTGTTCTCCTGCGATGAGGAGAGGTTCTTGTAACCTCGAATACTGAACGGGAGCAGCGATTCCGCAGCGTACTTACCCATCTGCAATGCCTGTTTGGTAGCAGAATCGTCGGTGTTCCTGATCTGGGTGCCGAAGTAATCCTTGTTCGACCACAACTCGGCTACGCGGCCTATCCAGCCCGCGAGAGAGGCTTTCACGTAACCGGTAGGCGAGTGGATGAGGTGAACGAGATCCTTGAAATAGGTCGGCAGCGCCACGCGAACGCGCGGATCGGTCTTGTCGATCTGCGGAAAGACTAAATCGGTGACGGATTTAGGTCGCTTCCCAGCAAACACGCCTTGGATGACCGCCCCGAGCGTGGCCGTGAGGAGTGATAGGCCGAACAACCACGCCATGTTTCGGTGCAACTCCGGCGCGCGGCGCTCTTTGAAAGCGTCCTTGAACTCCTTGCCTTGACCGCCAAAGGCTTTTCCAAACGCTTCGATTGATCCCAGTTTCCACGTTACCGAGCGGAACATGAGCTGCATCGCGGCCTTGAACGACCGGTTCCAAAAGAGGGTATCGTAGTTGAGTTCACCAAACCGGTCCTCGACGAACCGCCAGACTTTGCGGGCAAGCTCGGCGTTGGTAGGCCGGTCGTGGCGTCGGCCCTGTTTGTCGATGTAATAGCCACCCGGGTACTTCAAATCCTGTTGTCGGAGCGCCTCGCGCATCTCTTGAACGAAGTGCGCGACCTTCAAGCTGGGAATGTACATGTCGAACAGCGGCTTCATCAGCATCTCAGCCGCAGCGGGGAACGCCCGCAGTCCAGCGCCCACATAGTTCTTGGAGCTGCCTTCTTTGAGGTCTTTCAGCGAATCGGTAAACGCGCGGATCGACTGATTCTTCCAATCGGCCTCGACCTCGTTGGGCTTCCAACCGCCTTGAAACAGCGCGTCGATCATCTCCCGTGCGTCGGGATTAAGTTTGAGGAACTCTTTGCCCTCGGGTGTAGCCCAGAATTCCTCGGGTTTACCAGCAGCCTTGCGAAAGGCGCTCCCGAGAGTTGCCATCTGGTAGGGAGCTGCGGGCGACTTGAAAATGTCGGCCAATCCCTGCATGAAGGCGCTGGTGTCTTTCCCGAGCAGCCCGCGGTTGTACATCTTTGACAGGCCCAGCCCGATTGAGGAGCCAACCGATTCGCCGCTCTCGAATACACCGTGGAACAGCGACAGCATCAACTCCAAGGAAGTCGTGAAATTCTTGAGCCACATCAGTCCGCGACCGGTCTGCGTAGCACGAATCATGTCGCGCGAGAGCAGATTGTTGAGGAGCCGCCCGTAGCCTTCCTCCAGCGCATATTTACCGGCGTGAACCATGCCTTCGCCGCTCGCGGACGGGAACCAAACGTCTGCGACCGAATCATTCAGCCATACCATTCCCGGCGGCAACTTCGGGAACGCGCCACGAACAAACGTCGCGAATCCCTGTTCCTTGCCCCAGTTCCACAACCGGAGCGCAGTCGTGTACTTCCAAATATCGGCCAGCGATTGCTTCAAGTTGGTAATCGGATTGTAGGAAAACGGAACGCCGCCCAGCTCGATGCCCTCGGACATATCCTCCAGCGTGTGCTGCTTCGCCATTCCTCGACTCCCGCGCAGCGGTCTGCGCGCCATACCTGGGGCGGCAGGTCGTTCCTCACCGGTCTTGGGCAGCTTCTTCCACATTACGCGGTAGTGATTGTCCAGCCATGCGACCGGATTCCTGACCCCAGCGTCCTTCGCAGCTTTGTCCAACGCTTCCCACGATTCGCGGTCCACCTTTTTGATGAACTCCGCAGCGTCTTGCAGTTCCGGTGTCGGCTGTGGTTCGCCACGCTTGTAGCGATCGACAAAGGTAATCTGATCGGCGCGCGGCATCGAAGCGAACATCTTTTCCAGTGCCTTGCTGGTTTGTTCCACCACGTAAGCAACCTGATTCCGGTCGCCCAAGAGTTTGTGCGCCTGATCGACGACCTCCTTGTTCACCCCGTAGGTGGGCGCGAGCACTTTCGCCACGGTATCCAAGACCTCTTTCATCGTGGCACCAACCTTCGCGACGGCCGGTTTTACGTCCTCGTCATAGTAATCACGCGCGAATCGTGGCGCCGAGGCCGCGAGTCCTCCCGGCGCTGGTGGTTCCGCTTCTCCGGTATTGGCATCGAGTATCGGGCGATTGAAATAGAGCGGCGTAGCGAGACCGGTCGGTTCCTCGGCGGTCATACGCTCGAACACCCAGCCCATGTTGTTCGGGCTAAACTGCCCAACCATGTGGGAACCTTTCTGGATGAAATTCTTATTCTGCATCAGATCGAGCAACGATTTGTCGCCCCAGTACCGCGCGCCGGTAGCTCGGGACGCAGGAACGATCAGCTCGTAATAGGCGCTGCCGGTCGAAAAGACCTTTCGCACCTTGATCGTCTGCGAACGGTTGGTAACGGTGCGGCCATCGTCCATCACCTGTTGGAACTGTTTGTAATCGTTGATCGGCTCGCGACCCACGAATAAGCCGGGATCGAAGCGCACCGGCATTAAAATGCCCTGTTTCGTGTTGCCTTTATCATCGGTGTAAGCAACGATCCGCGTTCCCTCGGTGCCGGTGACTGCCACTGAGCCGGCCAAAAGATTGCCCGTCACCATGTAGCGTTCGTTGGATCGTTCCGCGTTGCCTTCGTAGGATTCAACGAACCGGTCGCGCGGAGTGTGCTCGACCTTGGTGGCGTTCTCCTCGTTGTTCACCATCTGGGAAGCGGAAAGATGTATCTGCCGCGCAGTCGTGTTCACCCAGATCGTGAACTTCTGCTTACTGGGCGTCATCGGCGCGTCCAGATCGAGCTTGTGTTCGACTACCGCGCCATAGGCGTCCAGACCGCGCGAACTGTGCACATGAACTGTCTCGCCGTAGAGCCGGATCGCGTTGTCGATCGCTTGGAAAGCATCGTTCATTCGCTGTTGCCACGGACCCAGTTTCTCTGACTCGACAAACTTCTCGTTGGCGGCTTTTTGTGCCGCTTCATCCAGTTGCACATTGGCATCGCCGTAAACTTTCAGCCGCGCCTCAGCTTCCTCCTTTGGCGACATTGCCTCGACTTCCTTGTCGATCCGCTTCTGGCGCTCCGCGTTCTCAAAATTCCGCGCCGCTGTTGCCCACTGAGTTCGCAGAGCTGGCTGGTCGGCCAGCATTTTGTCGGCCTCGGCCAGTACGTCCTCGCCTTTGCGCGGCTTCTTACCTACCTCGCCTTTGAGGTATTCCAAGTTGCTCGGCCCGTCGAACGCGCTCTCAATCGGTTGGTTGCCAGCGGTCAGTTCGCGTTTGCTTAGCGTCTGGGCTTTCATGTCCAGAATGTCCACGGTCATCGGGTTCTGGCCGGTCTCGTTCAAGTGGTTGATCCGGTCGTCGTAGATCGCCATGACCTGATTCCAGAACTCGTCGCCCTCGGTAGTCGGCAGAATCGCGAGGCGACCGGTAACACCTGCCACTAAATTGCCATCGGGAAGCAACTCCTCGATGTCGCCCCACGGCAGCAAGTTCCCTTCGTCGTCGAGAATCTTGTCCCAGCCCAGTAGATCGACGAAGCCGGGATCGCTTCGCAGGTACTGGTAAACGGCCTCGTCACCAACCGAATTGAAAATGTCCTTGGACTGCGAACGCATCTCGCTTTTCGCGTTGCTGGTCGTGTTCGCGTTGAGCGAAGCCATCTTGCGGGAAAGCACCGCTGCCGGTCGAATTTCCGCTGGGATCACGGTCGAAAGCGGCTCGATGATCGGGCCGACAATCTGGCCGGTGCGATCCACCCGCCACAAGGATTGCATGAACTCAGCAATATCCAGGTGCGGTTGCAAAATCAGCATCACCCGTTGTTCCTTGTTCTTGAATTTCTTGGAAGCGTGAAGGCTGATACCGGTCGAACCGCTGGCGTTCATCAAGAGCGCCTCGGCATCGCGCTCGTTGAAGTCGCGCATGTACTCGACCTGACGCGCTTTGGTATTGCCTTTAATGTCGATCTTCTCGCCCTCGGGACTCAGACCCACGCTGCGACCGGTTATCTCGACTGATTTGATTCCGGCCTTGCGTAGTTTGTCGTGAATGAAATCAATCGGGGAAAGCGGCATGTCGCCCAGTTTCAGAGCATCCACGAAGTCCTCGACGACCTTGAACAGCGCGGCGGCTCTGCGCCGGAACAGCTCAACGACGGCATCCTCGTTGATTACCGCGACGTTTTGCCCTTCGGCATCCTGCTCCAACCGGACGAGCTGCGAAATCAACGCCTGATCGCTGACGTTCTCGAAACCTTCCTGCGGCGTGTCGGTAATGGTGAACTCCTGCTTGTTGCCCTTGCTTCCGCTGGTCAGTTTCCTCTGTTTGTTGGTGAAATACCGGAGCAGCCCGTTGTAATTGAGTGGCAACCCGCTCAAACGAAGGTTCTCAATCGCCGCTTGCATCGTGTTCTGGAAAGAGATGACTACGCGCCGCTTCTCTTTCTCGCCGGTCTTGGGATGCGGAACTTCGCCGTTAATATGGGCAATCGCACGATCCACGGCAGACTGCGCTTTGATGGCGAACAGGTATTGGCTCACCATGTTGTGAAGCTGCGAAGCGAAATTGGTGGATTCCAACCGTGGCGGCGTAGCCTTGCCAAACTGGGTCTTGGTCGTTTGCCGGATCAGTTTGTTTATATCCCTGACGATGCTCTTAATGTCGTTGGACAGACCCAGAATCTTTCGCAGTCCTCGGGTGTATTCGTCGGCTAGGGCAATATCACGGTCGCCTTGCTCTGTTCGCTCGCCGTTCTCGTCAACTCCCTGCACGAAATCGTTGTAGGCGGTATTACTGAAATCGCGTTCCCGCCGCATGTAGAGTCCGTCCTCGGCCAAGAGCGCAATCACGGCCTGTTGCAGCGGTTCCCCGCCTTCGGCCAGCGCCGAGACCAGTTCCTCCATTGTCGGGGCCGCGCGTGATAGCGTCGTGCGGAAATAGATCGCCATCGAGTCCGGTCGCTTGGCGAATGTCGCGCTTGAGTAGTACACGCTCGGCGCTGCCGAGAGCAGCGGCGCGAGCC